GAAATAGCGGTCGTTCTCGGGGTCGTAGCCATTTGGCATGGCACTGCCCAGGCTTGAGTTACGACTGCCCAGCACCGTGCCGTCAAACTTGTAAAGGGCCGCATCACGGCGCTCGGCCATGACCTGGACCTCAAAGAACGCGGTCTCGTGGTACCGCAGCTTTGCGTGACGCACTTGGGTGCGTTCGACGTTGGCTGCCACCTTCCCGCCGCCAACTTCCTTGTAGAGCTTGAAGCGGGTGAAGCGGTAGACAAAGTCATAGGCCTCGCCGAAATAGATCGGCTTGCCTGACCAGTTGCCATTGGCCGTAATCGTGTTGCCGCTGGTGGCTGAGCCCAGCAGAACCCCACCGTTGGTTGTCGGGCCAAAGCCAGACCAGGCTTGGGTAAGGGCAGCGACCGTGTAAGGCAGGGTCCACGTCGTCTGCTTGGTGGTGGCGTTGTAGGCGCCTGACGCCACGCGGATCGCGGCTGGTGTTTCGTTGGTAGTGGACACCCGCCGATCCAGCAACAGCGCATACGGGTTGGGCGTGACGTCACTCAGGCGATCCGAGACCTGCATCTTCTCGAGCCACACCTGGGTGCCGTACTCGAGCAGCAGGTACATCGTTTCCTGCACGCACAGGATCGAGAGGATCTTGTCGGCCCCGCTGAGCTGCCAATGACTCCAGCTGCTCTGCGCCCGCTCGGCCCCGCCGCCAGTGTTCCGGTAGAAGTATTTGTAGACGTAGATCCGATCGGCAAAGCCGCTCTTGCTTGAGACGGCAAACCAGCTGTTGCCGGTGTCGTTCGCCGTCAACTTGAACACCTCAGAGGGGATGTAGCTGCTGACGTAGCCAGTCAGGTCGGAAGCGTCGGCGACCAGGGCCGTGCCCGCACCGCGAACACTGAACTCACGGAACTGGCTCCACTGCCCGTTGGCCTGGCAGAAGATGATCGTCCCCTGTACCGGGATCGGCCTGCAGTTCGGGTCAATCTCGTATTGGGTCAACACCGTGATCACGGCGCTGGCCGGGGTCAGGATCGTCTCAGCTGCGTTGAAGCGGAACTGGATCTGGTCAGAAAAGATGATCAGCTCGTCTTGGTACGGGATCGCGTAGCGCAACACCGACACCCGGTTGTTGCTGGCCGTCAAGTCGATCGGGTCGGTGTCCAAGACAGTGGTCACCGTCTCCGGGAAGAACTCAAAAAAGTCCCGCGTCCGGCTCAGGATGACGTTTTCATCAGCCAGGAAACCCAGCCGGTTTTTGTAAATGAAGACGTCTTGAATCGGGAAGCCAATGAAGCTGGGGTCGGGTGCCGTGTCGTAGTCGCCAGCGCTGCGCTGACCCCAAGACGGAACCGTGACGCCGCCTTGGGTGCTGCCGTTGGCCGGGCCGAAGTAAAAGGTTCCACTTGGCAGACGCACCAGCACGTGCGGCATGGTCGCCGAATCAATCCTGTACTCAACCCCTGGGCTGACCGTCTCCTGCCAGGAGCCCTCGCCAAACGTGCCAGCTCCTGTCCGCGGCACGAACTGAACGTAGTAACCGTCAAACTTGTTGCCCGGGTCGCCGACAACCTCGATCTGGTAACCCTGCGGGGCAATCGTCGGCAGCTCGGTGAAAGCCTGCACTGAGCTTGTGATCGCAGTGATGTCAGCGTTGGCTCGCGCATCAGAAGCCGCAATCGTGATGGCGTTGCTGCTGGTGAAATGCAGCACGCTGCCCTTCCTCACGATCGACACGCCCGAAACGCCGCTCAGCGAGGTCCTGATGTTTTCGGCGATGTCCTCTGTGCTGATCCTGTTCTCGGTGGTCGTGCTGCCGCTGACAATGATCGGAGCGACCGCAGTCGTGATCGTCGCCTGCGTGCCGTTCAGGTTGACCTTGTAGGTCTGGCCGTAGTTCGCCGCCTTGACCCAAACCAATGCCTCATGCGCTGCGGGCCTGGCCACGGCAGGAGCTAGGGCCGGGTCCATCGCGGGGACCTTCCGGGTGTTGGAAATGAAGGTGTAGTCGGCAATGCTCGCCGCACGGATGTCGGCTTTGGCGCTGAGCACCGTGGACAAGTAGCTGTAGCCGTAAGGCGCGCTGACGGTCTTTTCGCCGCCGTCCAGGTCAAACACCTTGATGGCCGTCTTGCCCACCACCACCAGATACTTCTCGCCTGCATCCCGCAGGATCTGGTGGAAGTAGACGTCTCCGAAGCTGGTGTTGCTGACCTTGGCGATGACCTGCGATGACTCGCGCTTGCGCAGGCCCTCGGCCAGCGAGCTCATTGCGTTGATCTGTACCTCGCCCTGGCTCGGCTCACGCTGCGCGTCCGGCTGCTGGCTGATCCCCTGGATCAGGTTGGGGATGGTGTAGCTGACGAGATTAGCCACGGAGGTAGCCCTCGTTTCTTCCCAGCAGCCCCAGGCCTGGCGAGTACGTCGGGAAGGGTCTGAGGCCAGGGCCGCCGGTCAGGCTGTTGGCCTGGGCCTGCTCGAGCTCTACGCGCTGCAGCTCAACCAGTGCGTTCTGCTCGTCCAGCGCCGTGTACTTGAAGATCGCGTCAGAGCTCAGGACGCGATCGCTAAACACCCGGGCCGAGCGAATGGTGATGAAGCGGTTGAACGCCTCTGGGCACTCGTCCCAAGGCAGCAGCCAGACCACATCTGCTTCAAGGCTGGTGATGCCCGCCTCAAGGTTGTAGGTGCGCTTCTCCTTGTCGTAGACCTTTTGGCCGCGCAACTGAAAACGCCCTGCCCAGCGGTACGCGTCCGTGGCAAACGAGACCACGTTCGCTGGAACCGTGATCTGGTTGGTGGCGCTGTTCTTGACGAACTCGTAGGCCTGCTCGCTGTTCCAGCTCCAGCCCCGGGTCTGGCCTTCCTTGTGGAACTCAAGGATGGTGCGCTCAGCCATCGTCGCTTCAACGATCTGCTGGTTCTCAAGGCTGTTGACCGGCTGCTCGCCGATGTTCTGCAGGCAAATGTTCACCGCCTCCAGCAGCGTGGTGCGGCCCGGGGTGATGGCCTGATTGGCGAGACCCATCGGGGTTCTGCATGGGTGCAGTCCTCATGCTATCGGCAAGCACAAAAAAGCCCCCTGCAATGAAGCAGAGGGCTCGAACATCCCGCCCAGAAACCTAGGGCAGTTCAATCACGCCAGCACATTCAGCACGCAGGACACCCATGCCGATCGCCATACGGGCGACCATCAGGCTGGCCTGGTACATGATGTTGAAGTCGCCGCCCTGAGGGGTGACTTGCAGGCTGGGGCTGCGCAGGGTCAGCACACCAATGGCATCGCGGTGAAACACGATCGCCTTGCACTTCGACAGGTCCTGCTGATAGGCAGTGTTCTTGTCGTAGGTGCCGTTGGTGTAGGCGGCCTGGGTGACGTGGTTCGACTCGATCACGGGGATGCCCTTCACCCGCAGCACGCGGCCGCTGGCGAAGGAGCCGTTCTCGCCGCTGGCTCCGTTGAAGTCCGCGTTGATGGCGCGGGTGGAGTCCAGCAGCACGTCGTACTCGTCAGGGCCAACCACACACAGCAGGTCGCTGGTGGGCACGTCCTTCTTGGCCATTGCCACCTTGAGCGCGCTGATCTTGCCGACCAGCTCGTCTCCCTTGGCATTGCTGGTGGCAGCGGCATAGCCAGCCGAAAGGGTCTGGCTTTGGCCGATGCGACCGGCGTTGCCGGCTTTGGAGAGGGGCTCAGTAGTGGTCTTGGCAGCGGCGTACAGCACGCGGGCTGCACGGCGATCCCATTCCCGGGCCAGGGCTTGACCGAGCTGATGAGTGACGTCCTGACGAACGTCGTAGTAGTTCATCATCTCGTCCAGGTCATAGATGACCTGGTCCGCAATCATCAGGCCATCAAGGTTGATGAGCTGCTCATTGCGGTCGCCAGGGCTGTTGGTGGCCCCAAGGATCGGGGTGCCCGGGACGTGATAAGCGGCATCAGCGCGACCCGAAACCGGGAACGCTGCCGATTTGCCGCCTTTGATGTTCCGCTCGCGGATCTTGCCTTTGAAAACGCAGGCGCGATCGAAAGCAGAAAGCAGCTCGGCAATGCCGAGTTTGAGGAACAGGGCGTCAACTGCACCTGCACCTTTAATTTGACCAATCCGGTCGAGAGAAGCGTTGGCCATTGGCCTAGTTGGGTAGGGAGCTCCTGCCGTTCCGCCTGGCAAGCATGGGGTGTCTCCCTAGGGAGGCCCAAGTTGTTGCACGGGTGCAGATCAACTCATGCCCAAACCTTACAGAAATACATTTGACCTGGAAAGGGTCTTGTCGTACCACTGCCTGTATTTCGGGTCCGTCTCGTACAGAAACTTGCCGTTCTTGTCGCGCTTGCTGCGGGCATCGACTGCCTGCTGATCACTTTCAAACACGTCGGCCTTGATTGCCGAGCCACCTCCAATCAGCTTCGGCTCGCTGGTGCCCGCAGCCGCGGCGCGCACCTGCAGTTGCTTCAAGGCAAAGCGAGCCGCGGCCTTGTTGCCACTGTCCACTGCCGCGTTGTAATCGGCCAGCTCTTGTGGTTCGAGGTTGTCCATCGCCCACTGGCTGAGCTGCTGAAACTGCTGCTCGCCGCCGACCATGGCTTTCAGTTCGGACACGTCCGTTTCAGTAAGGGACGCGGCCGAACTTTCGGACGGCGCCTTTGCCGGAGCAATGCCTTGCAGATACGTCTCCACCACCTGGCGAGGCAGCCCGCCCTTGTCCACCAAGGCATCGACATAGCTGCTGACGTCCTGGCCGGAGTAAACCTTTTCGGCCATCTCGAGCGGGTTGATCTCGGCGGCCTCAATGGCCGTCGCCACC